CGTTGAAATTGAGGGCCGAAACCGCGCCGCTGTAAAAGGTGTTCCGGCAGGCTTCGAGCTGCTGCGGGCGGTGGATGTGTCCAAAGCATACGAGGTCATAACCCGCCGCCATAAGCGTAGACGGTTCGACGACCGGCTCATACTGTGCGAACAAAGCGGTCTGTCCGCTCTCCATATTCGCTCCTGTGATTGTATAGTGACCGACAAGGATAGAAGGGAGGCCTTGCTCGCAGGTTGCTTTCATGCCGACGATGATGTCCGCAAGTGCTTTTGTAAACACTTCGGTTTCCTCCTCTTTGTCGAGGCCGGGGTGCTTTGCTCTGTAATAGCCCCTGTCGAAGCCGGGGAGGGCTGCTATGAGAGCTGCCTCGCCGCCGTAGCTGAAAGGCCGTCTCAAGGGAATCAAACTGAGCCTTTCCGTCGTGATTTGGCGTTCCTTTCAGCACGACGACCGGGGCTATTTTTTCGAGAGACCGAATGTAGCGAATTGCTGTATCAACTTCATTCAGCCCTCTTGCCGCCCATACTCTCTCGCTGTGAAAAATGTCTCCCGCCACGATGATGAGGTCTGGTTTCTCGGCTGCGGCCTTTTCTGCAAGGGCATCAAGGCAAGCGCAAACATCAAGGTAGCGAGCGTTTACTCCGTTGATGTCCGGCCCATTAAATGAGCCAATGTGCCAATCTCCTGTATGAAGAATTTTCATGTTATTTCCTCCTTTTGTAGGGTCTGCGATTTCGGTTCTGGTCTGACATGGTGGCCCAGTGGCAATTTTGGGGTTCATAATTGCCGTCGTTGTCCTTTCGGTCAATGGTGAGGTCGGGGGTATAGCCGTTTGAAAAAGCCCAATCTCTGAACGCTTCATAGCTGTTCCGCCATTCGTCACAAACCGCTATTCCGCGCCCGCCGTAATGTTTGTAGAATCTGTGCGACGTATTATAACAACGGGCTCTCATGCTTCTCCAAATGTTGTAAAGTCGTGTATGGGTCTCTCCGTGGGTTCGCTTTTGCTGGCTGTTGATTTTGGAGATTGTTTCACTGTGTAGGCAACCGCAACTTTTGGCTTTTCCACGCCGTAAAACCCAACCGAGCAATGCTTTTGTGTTCCCGCAATCGCATTTGCAGAGCCATAAAGCGTTCCCTTTTTTGTCGCTTCCGGCCCTTTGAATAACGGAAAGTTTTCCAAACCTCTGACCGGTTAGGTCAATAGCTTTATTCATCAAATTCCTCCTTAGTGTTTTTTCTGGCAATCCATGCAGAGCGGAGTGCCGTAATTTCGATTTCACTACGCCGTCGGATATTTCTTTACCGCAGTCTTGGCAGACGTTCGGGTTATAGTTCGGGTCATTTTGCGCCGCTGCCTGCTGCGCCGCTTTCGGCGGCTGCTGCTGCGGGTGAGGTTCGGAATATGCTTCCGGCTGTTCGATAGGTGTCTGTCTGGCCTCGTACTGGCCGCTTTCCTCGTCGTCCGGGTCATCATCAACAAAAAGCGTTCTCCGGGCGGAATCGTTGTTGTGTCCGTAGAGCTCTCTGGCTCCCATGAAAAAGCTGTCAACGGCCTTTTCCCTGACGAGTTCGTTGTCGAGGTTTGGCACAAGATAGGCTACAACAAACGGTTTTTTGAACTCCTCCAAGCGGTATGTCCCTTTAATTTGCATGGCGGTTCTCAGGGCTCGGTTAAGGGCCTTGCTTTCGCACATTTCATTGCGGAATTTAAGGAACTCTGCTTTCTGCTTGTCCGACATTCCGGCCACAACGTCATCCACAATAATTTCCTTGTGGGCAACGATGTCAACGCTTTCGCCGGTAAGTTGCGGGGCGCTGATGCGGCACTCGTACTTTACATCCTTGTTCGGGCAGGCTCCGCAGCGCACCGGCTTTCCGATGCCCTTGTTGATTTCGGCGCACTTCTGGCAGGTAGACGGGACTACCGGGCGGCTGCTCAAGATTTTAATTCCTGCTGCCCGCATGAGCTTTGTGAGACCTTTCTTTGTGAGAGCGTATTTCGCGGGCTGCGCGGGGTGGTTATATCCCTTGCTATCAGTCCATGCCTGTGATGCTTTTTCCTGTTCGTAGATTTCCTTGTCGTCAAGATTCGTGGAAATAGAAACCACGTTCATCACCGGCTTTTGAATCTCCGAAATTTCCGCGACGGTCTGCATCGGAACAAGCAGGTTGTACTTGTCGAGCGGGTATTGGCTCGTAATCGTTAAAGAATTAGACATTTTCAAATCCTCCTATTGCATTCTTAATGATTTTCTGATACAATAGAGATAACAGTAAGGGGATTGTCATGTGTGTAGCGGCACGGACAGTCCTTTTTTTATCTCCGCGAGTATCTCGTCTTGATGCTCGTCTAAATAGCGGTTCAGCTCGTAGAGCTTTTTCGTGAAGTCTGATAAGCGGTTGGCGCTGACCGTTTCGGCAATAAGCTGCGCGATGTAATACGGCTTGCGGCGTTCTCCGCCAGAATCTCCTTCTCGGTCAATAATTCGCTCGAGCTTGCGTTCTGCGTAGCGGTATGCTGTCGGATATTCGTCGTCCTCGATTTCGCTCCCGAGGTATTTCTCCGCCAGTGCGTGAAGTGGAGAGCGTTCCATCTTTTTGCTCACCTCCTTCTGCGTGAGCTCCGTCGCAGTCGCAGCGCTCGCCGGGGTCAAGGCTTGCTCCACACGACGGGCAAAAATAATTCCAGCTCAATGCTTTGTACCTCCTTTCTCGGCATCCCGGAAAATCAAGTTGTTTCCCGCATAGTAAGCTGCTGCCATCAGCGTGAAAATAAGAACCCATTCGCCGCCGTAGCCCCAATAGCCGCGCTCACAATATGCCAGCGGCAGAAGAATGGCCGCTGCGACAAGGCCGACCGCCAGTGATATGCCCGCCAAGACCGCGAAAAGGGCTATGTATCCGGCGGCCTTTTTTTGTGCCTTTTTCAGCTTGTTCATTTGATTTCATCCTCCTTTATCTCGAGCTCGTCTGCCCTCTGCTGAACGGTACGGCTGTAAGTGGTGCTGTAAATGCCTTTATCCCAAAGTTTTCGAGCTCCGCTTTCGCCGCAGTTGTAGGCCATCAACGTGAGGCCGATGTCCTCGTATTTGTCATAAAGCCGGTCGAGCATATAAATTCCGCACAATAGGTTGTCCTTCGCGTCGGTAAAATCAAGAGCCCCAAATTGTTCTTGCAGCCAGTCGTGGTTGCAGGTGTTGATTTGCATATAGCCGTAATCGTTGGTTTTGCTGATAGCGTCCGCGCGGTAGCTGCTTTCGGCCCCAACGAGGGCGATGATGATGTCGTACCGGGGAAAACTGTATTCATCGCAAAGGTCTTGCGCGTATCGCTGCAGCTCGTCTGAAAGAGGAACATCGTATAAGATGTATTCCGGTTCCGGCTCTGCTTCCGGCGTGGGTTCTGCTGCGGATTCTGTTGGTTCCGGCGCTATTATCGTCGCCAACGTTTCCGCCTGTTCCGGTAGACTTGCTGTTTCCACACATGCGCTTGTCCGGTTGTCTGGCTCAGCCGTTATGCCCGCTATCGCAAGCGAGGCGACCGGCAGGATGCAGACCGAAAGGAAAAGCAATCCGGCGATTTGCATATGCCGCTTAGCTCGTTTGTAATGTTCGTTCATAGTGTCGGGCCGCCGCTGTGGAGATATGCTCCTGCGCGCTTCTGGCTATGCGGCGCAGGGCGGATTTTACTTCCTCATGTGTTCTGCCCGAGCAATAGTTGTCCGCGATTTTGATTCGAGTATTGCCAATGGAAAATTCCTTGACGATATTCGGATTCTCTGTTTCGGCGGTCATGGGACACCTCCTTTCAAAGATTCTGCTCGCCTCCGTCAAAAGCGCCCGCTTTTCGCGGCCCTTTCAAGGATGACAAGGTTTTCATCAATCCGCCTGCGAAGTTCTAAAAACTGCTCGTGCAGCCCCGGCAAGAGCTCCTGCTCCTCGCCGTCGATTTTTCCGTCGTCCATAATTCTGGCGAGCTGCTCCATCGAATCGTCGAGCTCGGCGACTGAGTTTCTGAGGCGGAGGAGAGCCCTTTCCGGCGGCATTTCGCTGATTTCTCGGCAATCTCTCCCGAGCGGACACTCGTTTGAACAGTACCATGAGCGCAGCTCCGGCTCGTTGTACGCATCCGCCATCAGAGCGACAACGTCGTTCGGTGGCCGAACAATGTCGAGCTCGTACTTTTTGAGACTGTCCTCGGTCACTCCGGGAAGGAAGTCTACAGCCGTCGCTCTCGTCAAGAGCTTGTCGTTGTACTTTCCGGCCCTTAATCGTGCCTGACAATACCGGTTACTGGCTGCTGTTGTGACTTGCTTTGGCATTTATTTGCACCTCCTTCCGTGCTAAAATTATATTGTGAACAGGGGGAATGACGCTGTTCGGGGTATTGCGGCCATCAATGACGCGAAACGGGGCTTTTCTGGTTAAGAGGGCTTTCTTGATTTTTAGACCAACGCGGAGGGACGGTTCCTTCTCGCCCGTCTCAATCTGCGAGTAATGCGACCGTGAAATCCCTATAATGGTGCTGAACGACTGTTGAGTATGTCCAGATGCCTCGCGCAGCTTTTGGAGCTTTACTCTCATTGTGCCTCCTCCTTTCCGCCTCTTTTTGGGGCCTCTGTAGAATATTATAGCCCCTAAATGGGGCAATGTCAAGTTTTTTTGCAAAAATTTTTTAATTTTTTCGCATAAGTGCCGATTATCGGGGCATCATGTTTACTAAAAGGGGCATTTTCAGTATAATATTATTTTGGAGGTGTGTCTCATGAAACAATTTTCAAACCGTCTTATCTCCCTCCGGAAGGAGCGCGATATGACACAGTCCGATTTGGCAAGGGCCATCAATAAGCAGCGCTCCACCGTGTCCGGGTATGAGACGGAGGGCAAAGAACCCGACCAAGACACTCTCTGTTTTATGGCTCAATATTTCGGGGTAACAACGGATTATCTGCTCGGCGTGTCAAACAGCCGAACGCATTCCGAGGTGGTTTTCCAGAATGATAATGGGAGTTTCAAGGAAGTGTTCGACGGCCTGCCGTCTGATTTGAAATCTCTCGTCGCCAAGCTGTATGACGACTTTTATGTTCTGCTTAACCGTGACATGAAATTCCGGCGCGAGGAGCGGCTCGAGCTGTATCGGGAGCTTATGCGCGAGCTTCAAACCGCCCGCAACGAAATCAAGCGTAAAATAGAGCAAGGCGGCGAGGCTCTTTCTGACCCGCTGTACTTATCTGAATTGATGACGCTTCAAAGCAATCTAAAGAACAATGTGTCGGCCCTTCTGGACAAGCTCATGCAGGCCGACATGGAAATCGCCTACTCCTTGAAAAAAGACGGCAGTGGAGAATTATCAAGAAGGAAGGCAACGTAATCTATGTGGATTTTGGAGGGTGGAAGAAATGAGCATTCAATATGCCTTGTCCGGGCGGACGAGCGACCTGCTCGTTGACGATTCCGGCGTTCACATCAAATTAAAGGGCCTGCGTAGGGGAGAAAAGACAATTCCTTTTTCACAGGTCGTCGCGGTTTCAATCAAAAAACCGTCCTTTGCATCCGGCGGCTACATATTTTTTCAGACTA